TAAATACTGCTGGTGAAATAAGCTCTGCATCTTGCTTACCATTGAGTTCCCTTTCGCTTAGTTTGCGTAAGAAGTTTACATACTTATCCCAAGACTCAAAGTCTATACGTCTATGAGTCTTGTTATCATATACAAAACGGTTCTGTTCTTCCCACCATCTAGGAGACTTGAATACAGTCAATGAATACATTATACAAAGAAGTCCTCTAACGTAGCTGTCGGCTCTACCTCCCAACCCATCTCATCTAGGATGTTACGGATAGGCTCGACAAACGATTTCTCATACATCTTATCATAGTCTATAAATCGATGTAAGTCAAGCTCCTTAGGTAAGTTCAACGAATAAGATATCACATTTTCCTTGATAGGATTAGGTGACTTCAAGTAACAGAACTTGATCTTCTCACCATTCTTAACCGTCTCGTAGTTGGTCAACCCCTTCTTCTTGAGTTCATTATTGTACAACAGAGCACCGCGGACATGAATTGGACAGGCCTTCTTATAGACGTCCTTTCGATCATACCATTTATCTATGTCTGAGATACCTCGAGGGAAAGATACCTGCTCCGGATCAAGAGCTTTGAAGTCGCGTTTAAAGTCTTTGATGAATGTCTGTGTAGCACTCTCATCCTGGTTTAGAATAATGTCAAAGATTTGTTTGAACTTATCTCTACAGACCTGAGGAGTAGAAGACTTTACTGCCTCGACACCCATAACTTTGAGTTTTGGTTCTTTGTATCGCACACCTTCGTTATCATGTACTTGCATAAAGTAACGCTTCTTTGCAACCCATACAGCCTTATCAGCAATAACCTCTCGTGACATCTCCATACGATTCTCATATGAATTTGTTACACTGAACAGATCATTATATGATTTAGCTAAGATGCCCTCAAAGTGGTCAGCACAGATCTTATTGAGGAAGTCCACAGGAGACTTTGGATCGAACTTGTCCACCAGAGGTTTCATCTTTACATACAATGAGTCTGTATCAATCGCTAGTACATAATCTTTGTCTGTTCCTAGTAGCTTATTCATCTCTTCGTTGATAGCGCGCTCTGCCCAACGAATAGACAACTGACCAGATGTAGTAATAGCTTCAGCCATACGACGATCGAAGTATCTGAAATAGTTGTTTCCTAGAGCTCCATACAGAGAGTTCATAAGAATCTTAATAGACATCTGCTGATTCTCTAATGTGTTGATCTCGTTTTCAAGTTTCTTTGTCTTCGTGGTTTGATACTCCTGTGTCGCTTCCAACATCCGATTCTTGATCAGTCGACGTTCATCGTAGTATTGCTTAATGATACGAGGAATGACACCTTCTCGAGTCTTAGTAAACTGTAGGCCCGTTGCAGATACAGCATAGTCATCTTCCTGAATGAACTCTTTACCATCGAGCATTGACTCAACATTGATTCCAGGAATAATACCACTATTGACAATCGTCTCAGGCGACATGTTGTATTGAGCAATGATGTTAGGATAGAGAGAGTTGAGGTCAAACGACACAACCCATTCATGTTTACCAGTCATAGGATCTTTGACAAACGCACCAGGGTACTTCTCTTTATGCTTTACGACCTTAGGAGGTACAGCAACTTGTTGCTTGAACAGCAATCGATAGATGATAGAATCCCAGATCGATGTAGTACCAAATGTCTCAGAGTAGTTTACACCACCACGATAAGCCATCGTCATTGCCAGTGTAATCAATCCCATCTTATCTTCTAGTCGTTGGATAAGCTGAACATCTTTAATGTTATAGTCAATATACAATTGGTGGTCTGCGTTATACAGATTCTGTAAGTTACCATGTTCTTCGTATGATAACTTCTTATCACCAAGAACTACAAACGCGATGTGATCCAGCTTATATGACTCTTGCTGGCCATACGCATATCCAAACTTACGGAATAGGTCATAGTAGTCTAACTGTTGGATACCCATCATCTCATAGGCAATGTTAGTACGACCAGCTATAACAATGTCACGTTGATCTACAACACCCCATGGAGAGAACTTCTTATAGACGTCTCCGCCAATGATGTTCTTCACTCGGTTTATAAGATAAGGAAAATCAAATAGGCGAGTATTCCAACCAGTAACCACGTCCGGACACCAGCGAGGGTCTTGCCAATAACCCAACCAAGATAATAAGAGTTCGACTTCGTCCTTGCATTTGATATACTGGATCGAATCAACTCCTTCGATTTTGCACTTATCTTCATCGTAATCCTTTAGCCCCCAGATGTAATATGTATCACTAATGTTGTTCTTCATTGTAATCGCAGTAACGGGATGAGCAGCATCAGCCACGAAAGGGAAACCATCTTCCGAGTGGACCTCGATGTCAAGTGATGTTACGTTAACCTTACTTCGGTCGAACTTGATATCGTTGGGAAAGCGATCAGTAACAAACTGATTAACATAGTTAGTAGTTCCGTACACCGGAAAGTTATCAACACCATCATACTTCTTTATGAAGTCACTAGCTTCTCGCATTGTGTCAAAAGTAATGGGTTGTACGGGATTGTATTGTAGATTGTTCCAGCCAGTCTCTTTGTCCGTTGGAACAAATAATGTGGGCATGTACGGTATCTTCTTAGAGACACGTTTACCACGTTCGAATCCTCGATAAAGGATGTTGTTACCATATCGGTTAACGCTAGTGTAAAAGTCCATAAATCCTCCTAACTTACACAAAGCTATTATACTATAAAACGAAGAAAGAGCCAACAGGCTCTTTGCAACTTATATTGTTAATGTATCTATTCTATTATCTGATGCACGTTTCCAATAGGTGGTTTGGTCTCATCTGAGAGTTCATATCGATTAGCAGCATATCCAGCTGACATAGCAAAGTATGGTTCATCTTCAATGAAGTCTAAGTTATCTTCAACTTTACTAAAATCTAAGCAGCGAGTGTATGCAACATCAAGGCCTTGCCCGAGTAACAACTTAGACAGAAGTGTCACATGCATCCCTATTTCAATACACGTGGCTGGTAAGTTTGCTAGTGATTTGTACAAACTGGGATCGCAAGGAGGTTGTAGATGGTTGGACTCATCAATGTCTGCACGCACCTTATCGCTTATGTCTGTGGCAAGTCTTGCAGTGTATATGAACTGATATGGAGCACTAAGTAGGTTGGTATTAGCTGTTACCGTACCTGTACTACCTGTCGACCAACTGTATAGCTGTTTATTAATATCAGGTCTATTAGCAATGACATATACCTTATATGGCATAAGGTTTTGTTTAGAAGCTACAGCATCATATGTCTGTTGTAAAGCATCTTGAATAAGAGACAGGTCGGGGATACGATCTTCATCATACCACCGACACTGTTTACGTTTTGCATACTCGTCAATAAACATTTATAGATTGGCCAATAATGCTTTCAGTTTCTTCTTTGACTTACCTT